AAGTGATACGACTGGCGCTAATGTATTTCCAAATTGAGTAGCTGCAATTTTAATATCATTTAAAGCTTTTTCCATTTTGAAAAAATCTTGCTCGGCAGTAACTGCAAATGCTTCGCCAACAAAGTCTTGACTGTTTTTTAATTCGTTTAAATTATTTTCAAAAGTTTCTGTTTGATTTCCAAGTACACCTAAAACACCTTTTAATGCTTGAGACTTACCAAAAAATTGCGCCATGGCAATTCCATTCTCATTAAATTTTTGTTGTAATGTAATTAATCCACCTGCTAATCCTTCTTCTGAAATAAGATTCATTACGTCACGAGTGGACATTCCAAGTTTATCTAAAGCTTCTTTTTGTAATTCTGTTGGCTTTGCTTCTAATTTTGCTAGTTGCATCATTACTCCAGAAAGTGATGTAGTCGCCTGTCTTGCATCACCTGTTGTTCTTGTATATGTTGATATAAAAGCGCCTACCTCATCAAAAGATATACCTAAACTAGATGCTAAACCTAATTGCGCTCCTAATACTTGTGATAATTCCTGTGCATCAAACATACCTGTACGCACTAGCATACCAAATTTATCTAAAGCGCTAGAAGCTGTTAGCGTTTCTTTTCCGTATGCATTTTGTGCAGCCGCAGCAACAGTAGATAGTGACTCCATATCACCCATGTTACTAGCTGATGCTTTAGCAACTTGATTTAATGTGTTTAGAGCATTCGCACCTGTTAATCCAGCAGATTCAAGAAAATATAGACCATCAGCTAATTCTACTGGTGATTTTGCAGTTTCAGAAGCCATTTCCATGACTTCACCTTTCATGTGTTCTATTTCAGCAGATGTTCTTCCAACAAGTGTTTGTATTTTCGTCATAGACTTTCCAAAATCCATTGACATCTTTACACTTGCACCACCAGCTAAAGCAAATGGAACAGTAAAATTTCTTGTAATGCTTGCGCCTATGCTTTTAACTTGATTACCAAGTTTACGCAATTTATATGATGATTCTTTTAATTTTTTGTTAAACTCCGCAGTCTTTGCACCAAGTCTGACATTTAAAGCTGTATCCATTATTTTGCGTTTTTAATTTTCCTATTTTTTTCTATTAACTCTAAACTATCTTCATAAGTCATCATATCGCTTTTCATTTCATCTTCCCATTCAAATTTAACCAGCTTTTGCGCTTTAATTTGTTTGGATTTAGGCAAATGAATGTTAATTAAATTAGTAGTCATCCATCTTGCTCTATACCATTCGGATCTTTCACGATAGTTAAAATTTTCTATATAACCATCGTAAGCATTCCAAAAAACTCTTGGTATCATGTTATAGACTTGTTCGTAAGTCATCCCCATTTTACCTATGCCGATCTGCTCTATCAGATCATAGCTTATATCTATTTTTGTTTCTGTGCTTTCTGACTTTTTTTTTCTGTCTTAGCACTCATTTGATCTGTGAAAACCTCCATACATCTTTCAATAATTGTAATGTCATTGTCTAATTCATCACTTAAATTATCAATGGTGTATGTAAATTTTTCTTTAGTTGCTCTTGCTCCATCTTCTAAAGCACACCAAATAAGTGTAACAGCAGTATCTAAAGTCATATTATCACCCAACTTGTCCATTTCATTTAATCCCATGCCTGTAATTCTGCTAAACTTTCTAAGGCAATTAAAACCGAATTTAATTGGACGTTTTTTTTCGTTAATTGTTACATATTCATACATATCTATCAAATTTTAATTAAAAAGTTTCAAGCTAGGACAAACTATGATAGATAGTAAGCCCTAGCCATCCACTTAACTTTTATGCTTGTGTATCGTCTAACAATGATCCAGTACCTTCAAATGTTGCTGAGAAAGTCATATTGTCTTCCATCGGTGACGTTTGTTCTAAACTTGTAATGAAAGCCTGTCCATGATAATAAGTATCACCAGAAACGCCATTTCCTAGTTCAACATAAACTGCTGTTCTAGTTTTTAGCATGTTAAGTAGCTCATTATAGTTTTTTACAGCACTTCCACTCGCATCTTTAGTTGCGTAAAGTCCTTCAACAGATACACTCCAAGACATTTGCGCCTCAAGTAATTCTCTAAAACCAGAACTACCTTTGTTTGAAATATCTCTAGTGTCCATTGAAATAGACAAAGTAGCTGACGTTGAGAATGCTATTGCATCATTAGTACTGTGATTAGTACCATATTTAAACAACATCAACGTTCCATTATGTATATTATTTGTTGCCATTTTCTTTTATTTTTTTATTGTTATTAGTATTCTTTTTATCGTCAGCTATGTATCCATCTTTCGCCATTTGTTTTGCTTGTGCTTCTGTAATTATGATTTTAGTTCCTTTCTCAAGAACTTCAAATCCATAATCTAGTTTTTTTATTAGTATTTTTTCTACGTGCATATTATTGTATTTATTGGTAAACTGGTTCAAATCGACAATCATAAAACAAACTGATTTGATAAACTCCTTTTGCGCTATATGATTCATTAAATTCAAACATACTTACCATGTTAGTAAAATTAATTGATTGAACTTTTACTGTTCCATAAGTTCCTGCAACTTTTCTGTCTAATAGATTTCTAACTTTTTCTGCTAAATTAGCGCTACCCAAAGCTGTTCTAGAAAAACAATTAATTTGAATTTGTGCAGTATCTAATGTTGATCTCCCAGATTTTGTATCATGAGGATCAGTAGAGTTTCTAAAAAAAACAATGTAATCTGTAAATGTATTAGAAGCGCCACTATCATCTACACTCAATGTTCCATATGAAACTTGTGCGCCTGTACCTCCACTATTTAATAAACTGTATATTGCTTTTTCTATCATCCTACTTGTATTCCTTTTATTTTATTAGCTTCACTTTCAACAAGTGCAGCCATATTTTTTTTTAGTAAATTACCAACACCACTTGCTGTACCTCTTAATGCTCTACCAACAAATGGTTGTGGCTTTACACGATCAGTTCCAAATTGAACCATCTGCATATACCACCCCCCCTTTTCTGGACGTAACCATACACCAGATTTGAACTTAGGTGCAATTATTACATATGGGCTGTTCTTTGCAGCTTTAGTTTGAAAAACTTTAATAGAGTTTCTTAGTTGTCTAGGTTTTATACTAACATATATTTTTCCCATGCCTTTTGGCGCTTTTAAACGTCTGTTTAGTTTTGGTGTTCGGTAAACATTAAAAGCTTTATATTTACTCATAACAGGCGCATATGTTTTCATAACCTTTTCTACAATTTTTCCACCTGGTCTAAGAACTTTACTTGTAATTTTTGCTTTATTTTTTCGCATTCGTCCACCCAAAGCTATCATAGCATCTTCAATTAACTTTCTATTTTCTAACTCTATTGACATCATGACGTTTCGAATGTTCTCATATCCAACTCTGTTGTTAATTCTTTGAATCTTTGTCTGCCTTCTATAACTCTTATTCCAACAACTTTATAGTATTGCGTTTCACTTGTTACAGATCCACCTGAAACTGGAAAAGCTACTCTGTAATTGCTTTGAAGATTTATATTTTTTTGTACTGATGATACATTTCTGATTGTAAAAATTACAGTTTGTATACCCTGTACTCTATTTTCATTTTCATCTGTTGATGAACTTTTCCATTCTACATTAGCAAATGGTGTAGCAACATTAGAATATGAAAATGTAGATCCACCCATAGCGTCTTGTGACTTAGTGGCTTTTTGTATTATTACTGGTCTATCAAGTTGTCCTATAGATTTCATAGTAGAATATTATTAGGAACTCCAAATGTCTGTGTCTTATGTGGATCTAATAAATATCTCACTGTCATAGGAATTTCAGAAACCGATCTACCTACAATATATGGTTGTCTGTTTTCATAAAATTGTCCAATAATCAGCAAACATGCTTGTTTTAACATTTTTGGCGCACTATTAACTGCATCTGTGCCTGATTTATATTTTACTTCAATAGGAAATATTCTGTTGCTAATTGTTGGATAACTTTCGCTATCGTCTTTTAAATATATTCTAGCAGGTGACATATTAGTATCAACATTGTAATTTGCCGCATCCCATACTTGTTGAACATCATTTTCGTCATAGTATTTAATATGTTCTACTGTAAGATCTCCAGAATTTTGTATAGGACTTCTTAACAAATCGAAAGTTTCCTCCCAAAGATCGCATTGTTGCACAAGAGTTTGTTCATAAATAGATATGTTACAATATTTTTCAATACTTTCAATTGCCATATCAATCAAATCACCAATATAGTTATCGTCATCAGAAAAATCTACCCTAAGAAAATTTTTACATTCAGTTACTGTAACTAATTTAAGTGTTGGTTTGGTTTCTATTTTTAAACTTCTTGCCATTTTTTAATTTTATTTTTTTAAAATGAGAAAGAAAACTGGGAAAATAAATCCCAATTTTCAATCTCAAATTTAATTTCTTATAGAAAAAATCAATCAATTATGATCCAAAGTTAATTTGGAAACTTGAAGCTCTTCTATAAATTGCATCCCAGTAAGATAAAACAACTAATCTAACTTCACCAGAAATAGATTTAGTATATGGATCAACTACTACATCTAAAGCAGATCCGAACTGACCAATAACAGCGTCATCCCATTTACCTAATACTAATCCAATTTTGTGTGTTCCTGCTGATTTTACGTGTGAGTTATTTGTAACTCTAACGTCTAATCCCATTATTGTATTATCATTAGCATATAATGGAGCACCAGTTGTAAATCCTTGTCCAGACGTTCCAGCAGTTGGAGCACCTAAAACTTTCTTTAATGCTTCTTTACCACCTGGAGACGTTATAAAGCATGTTCTACCAGTATCTGCATTAGCTTCTTCAAACTTAAATATTTGATTTTGGATCATATTATAAGAGAAAGCAGCGTTAGAAATAGTTTGTCCAGCGTTGTAAACTCCTTCTGGAGTAGCACCAGCGCCAGCATCAATTCCTAAAATAGCTTCTTCTAATTTTGAAGCAATAGCATTTTGAATATCATTTCTAATAATGTTTTCTACAGATGCATTAGTTTGCTGTATTAACATTTTTGAAATATCCATGTATGCAGATAACTTTTTTGGTTGTAATGTTGCTGAGTTTACTACAGTAGCAGCATCAGTTGCATTAGCAACCTCAGTTCCAAAACCAGCAGTTGTACCAGAAAGTGTTGGAAGCTTCATATCGCCAGAAAGACCATACATCCATGTAGCTAGATCACCTAGTACAGTTTTGTTTTGTAAAGTTTCTGAGAATGGCCCAACTTCAGTTTCAATTAATCCTGAAGCATTAGAAACTGCTTGTGGATTATTTCTAGTTTCACCCATAGCAAATAATGGAATACCAACCCCTGTGATTACATTATTTCTTCTAGCTTCTGCATCATATTCTTTTTCTAAGCCCTCTAAGTTTCCATTCATGTAACCATTAACAGCTTTCTGTATAGAATATCTTTTGTCAGCTTTTGGAGTTGAAACAGCAGCACCAGCTAATTTTGCGTTATTTCTTAATTCTTTTTCTAAATTTTCAGCTCTTTCAATTTTAGTATCAAGATCAGAAATGTCAGATAAAAAATTATCAACGTTAGTAGATTCTTCATTAGTTAGTTCTCTTTT